TTTCATAAAGATTACCAACATATCTTTTTTTACTCAATAAAATGAAAGGATATAATGACTTTTCATAATTGAGTTTTTGAGGATGTGGCATAATTTTTGCTATACTTTTTTCAACCTCTTTCCCCATCTTTATAGCATATGGTAAAGCATCTTTTCCTTGAACCTCATTACCTTCTTCATCTTTTAGAGGAAACTTACAGAAAATAGAATCTGTGTCGCCATAAATAACATCAGCATTGTACTCTTCCTCAACAAACTTTTTCGCCAACATAATCATTTCTCGCCCTGTTGCCGTAGTACATGCTGCTATTTCTTTAAGATATATAGAAGATGTTCTCGCACCAATTTGACCATATAACGAATTTGCTGTTACTTTATACGCTTGCTGTAGAGCATCAAAAACATCTTTTTCAAAAGTATTATAAGTGTCTTTAATTGTTTCAACATCTTCTTTTTTTATAATATTTATCTCATTTGTATCTATATTTAATATTTCATATGTATTACAACAATCTTTGCAAATACCATAAACAACATTTCCATTTTTTTCAATAATTGTCTGATATTCTATCTTTTTACGCGTCTTTTTACGTTCTGTAAGAAGCATATCTAAAATATTTGCAATTATTCCTTTACTACCATCTTTATATTGGATAAAAGTACAATCTTTTTCACCAACCTTTTTCTTTTTATCTCCAACACCTTCATATAGGTCATATGATATATTTTTATATTCAATATTAGGGTCTTCTACTCTATATTTTTCGTCAATCAAATAGCAATCGTGAGATAAATTGCAAGAAATCATAGAAGATGGATATAGAGAGCCATAATCAAATACAACAATAGGTTCATTTAAATAAATAGCTTCTTTGGGTTCTAATACAACAGCTCCTTCATATCCATCGTCCAATTCAACAGCATCATCTCTATAAGATTTGATAGTTGGAATTAGAGAATTGTTTTCCATACATTGTTTTGCAATCAATGAAAATATTTTGATACCTTGTCCTCTACGGAATAGAAAGTTAAGAGGAACAAGACATACATTTCCCATACCAATATTGTTTTCTACAATTTTTAACTTATGTATCAATCTATTAATAAGAACACAATCTTGAATACAATATTCGGCAATATCACAACGGTCTTTGCTCGTTCCTTTAAACTTGTCAAAAATTTCTTGTGGCTTAATATCATTTTTCTTATCTCCTAAAAATATTGATGCTACATTATCAAGTTTATAACTATCAAGTTTTTGTTCTCTTTGCATAACTTTCAAAAGATCTATAAGTACAACACCATCCATATCAATATATTTAAGTATATTTTCGCCAAGTGCTGAAGATGATAGTTTTTGTTCAACAAGAGCACATTTGCGCGTTATTAATCTTCCCAGTCCTATTTTAAAGTCTTCTATAATACCGATTTCTTCGCTACGTTCCCATATATATATCATATCAAAACCAAATATATTGTATCCCGTAACAATTTCAGAGTTTAGATTATTCATAAGTTCTTTCCATTTGAATAATAACTCTTTTTCTGTTTTACAAGATATTACATCGCAATCTTTAATTAAATCGCAAGAATTAAGCGTAATGATATTTTTATATATAATCTTATCTGAACCATATACATGAACTGTTGTTCCTATTTGAATAATTTTATCGCCCTCAAGTTGTATCAATGCTTTATCTAACATTTTAGCCAATCGCGATTCTTCAATGTTTAATTCACCAACAGTCATATTAATTTCATCATCATCTTCGTTATTATCAACAAGGTCTTTATTGACAGAAGATGATATTTTATCTAATATACTAATTATTTCCCTCATAATAGGTTTTAATAACTTCGGGATTGAAGAAATATAATTTTCTTTTATTTTATTTTTTGTATAAACCCTATTTATTTTCAAATCAATTGATTCGTCTATAATAACCTCGTCAGTATATATATTCTGTATCCAATAAATAATAAAATCGCTTGTATATTCATATCCAGCCTTGGCAACTAAAGCAAGGTCTTGTGCGACTTTACTATAATTTTTCTTCGCTATAGGAAAGTCTCCGTGACTACTCGTACATTCAATATCAAAAGATGTTATTAAAATTGGTGCTATTTTATTAACTTCAATTGGTAATACATCTTTATGATTAACTATAATATTATAATCGCATCTGCTGATATCATCGCCAATTTTAAATTTTGAAATACGAACCCAACTACAAGGTTTTATATTTTGATTATGAATATATTTAAGAAATGGGTCAATATTACTTTCGTATAATTTAAAGTCTTCTTTTTCGAGAGTTTTAAAATAATATTTAAGATTATTGAATAACTTCAATGACTTAACAGAAACTTTAATAAAACGAAATATTTTATTATTTGTAAATCCCCAAAAGTCTTTCTTTCTAACTATCGTAATATCCTTCAAATGTGATTCTAAATTTTTAGGAATAATTTTCTTTTCATAAGAACTTTTTAAATATTTCGCAATATATTTACTATTCATAATATTATCTTTAAAAGCGTCAACCTTTGCATTAAATGACGAATCACTTAATTTTTCCCATGATTCGGGCGGTTTAATATAAAAGAATGGAATAAATTTATTCACTGTAACGCAAACAGTTGCACTGTTTTCACATGTTCCATAAATAATGATTGAATACAACTCATCAGGATCTTTCTCTTTATATCTATCGCTTTCTGGAACATAAATATCTGTTATTTGAAATTCTAAAATATCTTTATTTGGAATAATAGGTTCATGTTGTATGCGAGGAAATTCCATTATAATTAATTATAATGAGTGTTTTTTTAAATAATAAAAACATAATAATCAATTTTTTAAATTATTATAATTGGTAGAGTAATGGATATAGGAATAGAAGGATTAATAATAATAATTATATCTATATTTGGGGTATATTATGTATATAATAATTATTTAGAGAATGGGTTGATAAAAGTAAAAAGTAAGATTGATAATGAAGAATATACAGTACAAATAAAAGATGATTCAGCTGAAGCGGCAGACCTAATAGCAAAAATAAGACAAAAGTTGGTTATTCTTATGGAACATTTACAGAAGTCATTCAGTTCAAATGATATTAGAATTGAAATGTTGAAAAAAAACTTTAAACCAGATAGACTAAAAGAAGGTATTGATACACCTGGTTATACGAGTTATTCTGTAAATAAAGGAGAACAAATTGTATTATGTTTAAGAAATAAAGATAAATTAGTCGATATTAACACTATGTTATTTGTTGTATTGCACGAGTTTGCACATTTAGCTACAGTTTCTATAGGGCATACAGAAGAATTCTGGGATAACTTTAGATGGATACTTGAAGAATCTATAAATATAGGTATATATATTAAACAAGACTTTAAAACTAATAACGTTGAATATTGCGGTATGTCAATAACATCAACACCTCTTGAACAATAAAATATTATATAAGATATTGATAAAAATATATATATATATTATATTATGAGTAAAATAATTATATATAATAATAATCATCAACAATTTGAAATGTTTTTATTTCTAATTTTTTCACTTATGTATTTTAACAAACAGACTTTGAATATGATAAAGTCTGATTTAATAAAAAGAAAATTTAATCAATATACGAATTGGAACTTATTAATGATATTAGTAAATTATATATTAAATAATTGTTTTAATATCCATAATATATTAATATCAAAATTTATAGCACATAATTCATTACAAGTTATGTTATTATTTCATGGTTTTTTATTATATGATAAAAGGATTTTATTTTTAACAATTGATACTACGCCATTTTTATTGAAATATACTTTTAATGATACTTTTTCAAATCAATCATTAATAAAGTTTGAATATTTTTTATGTAATATAATTATACATATTATTCCTTTATATTACCAAACTAATATATTGATAAATTATAATTCATATGATAATACTACACACATATATATGTACACTATTTTATTAAAGTTTATGTGGATATTAAATGTTTTTGGTAATTTTGATATAACATCAATATATGTTCCTTCTTTTAATTTATGTAATGTAAAATTCATAAATGCGATTATATTAAGCGACTATATAATAGATAGAGTTTTAACTAAAATATCATATTAATAAAAATTTAAAAAGAGTAGTTTTATTTTTCTAATATATACACAGTGCTATTCATTAAGTTTTAAAATTGTTATTAATGAAAAATGAGTACATAATTAAATATTTATAAAGTTTTAATAAGTTTTGATAAAATGAAGAAAATAAAAAGATTATGTACTCATTTTTCATTATGTAGTATAATATATCAAATATTTATAAAAGTTGTTATTAAGTTAATCAATTATATTCAGTATTATAATTAATATAACTCGAATACTTCTGAAAATTTAAAAGAATTAAATAAAAAAATGATTGTAAAAAAATAAAAATATTAGCATAGAACTTATGAACTTGCAAAAAAAATAAATAAAATATATTGATTTATTTTGCGGATTAGGTGCTTTTCATACAGCATTTAATAGAAATAATATTCATCAAAATGATATTAAATATACTTGTGTTTTAGCTTGCGATATTGATAAAGATGTTATAAAAATATATGAAGAAAATTATGGAATAAAACCAGAAGGAGATATTAATTCAATTAATATTGATACTATACCTGATTTTGATATATTATGTGCTGGATTTCCATGCCAACCATTTAGTATAGCAGGTAATCTATTTTATAAAATATTAGAAATAATAAATAAAAAACAACCAACTACATTGATTCTTGAAAATGTTAAAAATCTTCATACAATTCATAATGGTGAAACATTTAAGACCATTAAAAATGAAATTGAAAAGCTAGGATATTGTAAGTTATAAAGTAATTGATTCGCGATACTATAATTCTCCACAATCAAGACAACGTATATATATTATTTGTGACAAAAATAAAGAATATAAGTTTAAGGATATAAAAAATCCAATTGTCCCAGTATCAAGTATTATAGATAATAATGTTACTTGTTTATTGGATTACGAGGAAAAATATAAATTAGAAAAATGCAATGAAAAAGGTATGATGAAATATAAACTAATAAATAAGAAGTATGGAAAAGGAGGAAGACATGGAGAGCGTGTATATAATATAATGAATTGCGGTCCAACAATATGTGCCTCTTCTGGAGGACCTTGTGCAAAAACAGGGTTATATGATTTTGATGGAAAAATTAGAACTTTAAGTATAGATGAAACATTAAAAATGTTTGGTTTTGATTCGACATATAAATACGAAACCCTTGTAAATAAAAAAAAAATGTTGTTTTATCTAGGAAATAGTATAGTAGTAAATGTTGTAGAACAAATCGTAAAAGATTTATAAAATGTGTTGTAAATTATTAACTTTTTTCTATTCACTTTAAATAATACATTATTTATTATTATTAAAAAGCTATATAATTAGATAATCATATTTATGTGGTTAAAATTGAATTATATAAAGATTTGTATAACAATATATTATAATAATAATTAATGATACCTCGCATCATTCATCAAACATGGAAAGACAATTTTCTTCCATCAATTATTTCTAATATTAGAAGTGAAAATATTAGTTTATTACGGTCTAAAGGGTATGAATTTAAATTTTGGACAGATGATGATATATTAGAACTAATTAAAAAGCATTATCAAGAGTTTTATAATATATATAGATTAACTAAAACAGGTGTTCAAAGAGGAGATATTTCAAGAATTATTTTGATATATCATTTTGGTGGTATTTATATTGATTTGGATGTATTAATTTTACGAGATTTTGACGAACTTATAGATATGTATTCAGATCTTTTTTATATAACATATGAGCCATATGGACAAACATTAACACTATATAATAGCGATAAATACATTTGTAATGCTTTTTTTGCAGCAAATAAAAATAATAGGTTTTTATATAGATTATTAAGATGTATTCCAGAAAAAATAAATAAATACGGGGTTAATATTTTTGAAAGATTTGATGTTTTTGGAGGAGCATTTATCAAACATATTATAGAAAAAGAAGATAATAAAAAAGAGTATGTCAATGATATATGCGTTATGGATGATCGCGAATTAATATTTCCTATTAATGATTTAAAGTTCGATGGATTATCATTTACAAATCATGATTGGACATGTGTATTAAAAGGAGAATATCCTATAAACACAATCATGGTGCATTATTGGATACACGGAGACTTTGAATCTAAATTTTTACTTAATACATTTAAAGTTAATAAAAGTCTAAATATACACGAAAATATATACAATTTTTTTAAAACATTATATCCAAATATAGCAAAAAAATTTGAGAATATTTAATACATTTTTTTCTAATTTTTTTTAACTTTTACTATAATTTTTTATTTTAAAACGGAATAGTCATTGTTTGTTTTTTTAGACTATTAAGATTAGCACATTCAAGTGTTTGAGCACAATTAATATCATTTGTAGATGAGTTTTCAGCAATTCTTAGACGGACTGGAAGCACATACTTTTCGGTTCCCTCGACGAACTTAAAGTCAGACTTTGAAGATGCTGATTCCGTTTCATTACCATATCCAAATCTGGCTGCTGAACTATTTTGTTGGGTTCCGCTGCCTCTTGTAGCACCACCACCTCGCGAAATACCTTTACTTACATCATAATTAATAACCTTAATTTTATGAAAAACCATAAATGTCAGATAAATCAATCCTGTATTTTCTGTAGTTTTTTCAAAACCAAGAATTTTTTCTTCAGGTGAAGGTTCATAATTCATATCTAATGCTCTTTTTGAAACCCATTGATATTTTCCTCTCGGGTTCTGGTCAAAGCTATAGCCTGTTTTAGTATTTGCTGGAATATTCCATAGTGTTCCATCGCGTTCGATATTATTAGGCGTTGTTTCCCAATTATTGCTATATTGTGGTTCATTGTTATCAAGAGCAAATCCAATAGCATAATCGTATTTTGATGCATCGTTTGAATTAATTGTAATATTGTCAATTTTAATAACCAATGGTCCTTCGTTTGCTACAACTCTATACCCTTTCATATAATCATCGTCTGTTCCCGATTCATATACTTCTACATCATAACTTGTTGAGAAGTTTTTTCGGTCTTTTTCATTTTTACAATAAGCTCCATCTTTACCTTCTCCAAAAATAAGGTCAAAACTAATATTATGACTATTAGTATTGTAACTTACTGGAATAGATGAAATAACTTTGGAAAACATATTATAATATTTGTGTTATATATAATTTTAAAAGTACATATCAATTTTTATTTATATTAAAAAAACATGATATAATATATATTAAAAAAAAATTATTAAATGAATAACATTATAATTATGCTGTTTTTGTCTTATTTGAATTATACAACATCATATAGTACATATTCTATGTCGTGTGTTATTATTATAAAGAAAACTGTACTATATGATGCAAAAATGCCTATTCTGTATATGCCTAATTATAATAAAAATGCGATTTATTCTGATAACTATAATTTATTTACACCCGAACATATTTTCCCCCAATCACTTTTAAATACAAAAGGAAAGAATGATATGCATAATATAATTAAAACAATTGCTTCTTTAAATACAAATAGGTCTAATTATAAATATTGCGAAGACTTGAATATAAATGATGAAAACTGGAATAAACTTAATTATAATAATTATGTTAATCATAAAGATAAACTATTTATACCAAATAAAGATTCGCGAGGAATTATTGCGAGAGCTATTCTATATATGTGTCGCGAACACAATTGTAATTATAAAAAGGTTATTGATAAAGAATTGTTGATTAAATGGTTTTATAATTATTCTCCATCTATTGCCGAAAAATACCATAATGATATGGTAAAACAAATACAACAAACAAATAATATATTTATTTCAAAATATAATAAAAAAAATAATGGATTATATAGATTTATCAATACCTTATGAAAAATTGATAATATATAAAATATTTTATTATAATGACAGTTTTGAATGAAAAACAGCAAGAGGCTGTTGATAGTGTTATGAGTGGTGATAATATACTTTTAACAGGTTCTGCTGGAACAGGTAAATCATTTACTGTTAAATATATAATAGATGTTTTGAAAACAAATAAAAAAAAATATGCTTTAACCGCACCGACCGGAACAGCTGCTATTATTATCGGCGGAATGACAATACATTCATTTATGGGAATTGGATTAGGAAAAGATAAAACACAAGATATTGTTAAAAAAATATACAAAAATAAAATAATATATAATAATCTTGTAAATCTGGAAGTTTTGATAATAGATGAAATATCTATGTTAGATAATGAATTGTTTGAAAAAATATCTTCAATATTCGCAATAATTCATTCGAGTTATAAAAAAGATTGCAACTTATTAGATATACCATTTGGTGGAATTCAATTAATATTTATAGGAGACTTTTGTCAATTAGCTCCTGTTTCTGGATTATATTGTTTTCTTTCTCTATTATGGGACAAGCTTAATATTAGAACTATTTTATTAGATAAATTAATAAGACAAAGTGATGATTTATTATTTCAACAAATATTGCAGATAACAAGAAAAGGGAAATGTACTGATAATATTTTAAAGGTCTTAAATAGTTTAAAAGATACTAAATTCAGCGAAGATATAATACCTACAAAACTATTTCCTTTAAATATTGATGTTGATAAAATAAACAATATTGAACTTGAAAAAATGAAACAAACCGGAAATAAGTCTTATAATTATATTGCTACTGCTAGTAATGATAATTTAAAAAAAGCAAAAAAATATGATATTGAGTTGATTGAAATGTCGCAAGTTATAATAACCAGAAATATTAACTTTTATAATGGTTTAGTTAATGGAACTCGCGGTGTTATTATTGAATTACGAGAAGATAGTGTTATAATGAAAGACGTATCTGGTAATGTTCATATTATAACATATTACAAAGATATTTGCGATAACTCTGCAAGCTCATATATATCTCATATGCCTATCAATATTTCGTATGCTTTAACAATACATAAAGCACAAGGAATGACGATTGATGCTCTCGAGTTGGATTTAGGTAAAAATATATTCACGGACGGGCAAGCATATACTGCTCTGTCGCGAGCAAGAAACTTACAATCTATAAAAATAATTAATGTAGATAAAGATTCATTTAATATGAACCCTTATGTTAAAAAGTTTTATAAAATGCTAAAAACTTAAAATATATTAAAATAAGTTCTTAAACTAATAAACAATGTTATAGACAAAATATTTTTTCATTAGTTTAAACAATATAAAAAATGATTTAGTTATATCTATATAATATTATATAGATATGAGCAAACATATTTTAGAAAATAAAATAATTCATAAACCATTACTAAAATGGGTTGGTGGAAAAACACAAATAATAGATAAAATTATGATTAATTTTCCAACAGAAATTAATAATTATCGCGAAGTATGTTTAGGAGGCGGGAGTGTATTATTATCTCTATTATCGTATATGAAAAATGGCGATATTAATGTTTCTGGAAATGTCTATGCTTATGATTTAAATGAACCGTTAATATATGTTTATAAGAATATTCAAACTAATCATAATAATGTATATGACGAAATACAAAAAATAATTATTGAATTTAACTCTTGTGGAAATGGTGAAATAAATAGAGCATCCGCCAACAAAGAAGAAGCTATGATTGCGAAAGAAAACTATTATTACTGGATAAGGAAAGAATATAACAAATTATGTATTAATGATAAAAAAACTGTCGTTGGTTCTGCTATGTTTATTTTTTTAAATAAAACTTGTTTTAGGGGTATTTTTAGAGTTGGACCAAATGGTTTTAATGTTCCATACGGGCATTATAATAATCCTAAAATAATAGACAAGAACCATTTAGACGAAATTCATCTTTTAATTAAAAATGTTATATTTGAATGCTCAGACTTTAATACATCTTTCAATAATATTGAAATAGATGACTTTGTATATATTGACCCACCATATGCTCCTGAAAAAAATACTTCATTTGTTGGATATACTGAAAATGGTTTTAATATAGATAATCATAATAATTTATTTAAATTGATACATGATTTAACAGATGATAATAAAAAAATAATGATGAGCAACGCAGATGTTTCTTTAGTGCGTTCTAACTTTACAAATGAAAAATATAATATTACATCTATTTTATGCAAAAGGTCAATTAATTCAAAATGCCCTGAATCAAAGACTAAAGAGGTTATTATAACGAATTATTAAGCCAAATATTCAATGTTTTAAAGTAAACTTCGTCATCACCGAATAATAAAGGAATATTATTTTCTTTTAATATAATATTCAATACTTTATATTTTATATTATCAGATTCTATTTTATTTTTTAAATATTTGTTTAAACAAAACGCATAATCAATTTCAAAGTCATTTGGTAATAATAATTCATATTCTCTTTTATACGCTACACCACATAATATTTTATCTTCAACCGACCCTGATACACTCTGTGTTTTTTTCTCCAATATTTTTAATATTTTTTTTCCATTATTATAATCAATAATATATGCTTCATCGGGTTTTCTAACCATATCAATATTATATAATTTTTTCATATATTTTTTAAAAGCATTTTGTTTAGTAAATATTATTTTTTTATCTTCAAATGTTTTTTTGGATTTAATACTATTTTTTCATAACCCGCATCTATCAATATTGATTCATTATCAGTATAATCTTCAAATCCTTTACCATTTTTATACCTGCACCTTTTCCTTTATTAACCATAATTGATAACGGATAATATAAAAAAATATATGAATTTTTCTATATTCTTTTTTCTATTTTTTCAATATTCGTCTGATAAATAATCGGTACTATATTCCGTTTCATAATCTTCATAATAATAATCATCTGTATTATAATCGGTATTATAATCTTCGTTATCATAATTTAAATTATCAATATAATAATCACTTTCATTATCATCATTAATAATAACCTTTATTGATTCTTCATAATAATATTTATATTTATCATTAACTTCTTTATAATGGCTTTTAACATCATCTGTTTCCATTTCATATTTATCTATTTTTTCATACGCTTGTCTTTCAAGTCTTGCATTTACAAAGAAACAAGGTTTTGGTTTAACATTTTTAACAATATCATCTTTTATATTGAAAGTATAATAACATACGAGGCTTTTTCTAATTTCATCATCATTAATATTTTTATAATAGATATAATTGTCGATAACGGCATTCATTCTATTATATTTAATAGTATCGATAGTATATTTGCGTGTTATTAGAAAAACTGTATATCCGTCATAATAATCTTTTAAACTTTCATCTATTTTTTCTTTATAATTAGATGAATAATTATTCATATAGTTTGCGAAATTATAGAAGTCGTTATAGTTGATATTCATAATTAATTATAATTTATTAGTTATATTGAATATTCGTTATATAATATAAAGCTATCAATTTTTATAATTTATCTAAAGCAATTTATACATAAGTTATAAAAATAATCGCGATAAATAAATATTTTAAGGAAAAAATGATAATAAAAATAATAAATATTATAATGTCTAAAGAAAAACTTATATGCTGCCCTATCAATGTTATAGATGGTTCTTTAATAACAAAAGAGAAACGTCATGAACTTTTTGGAAAAGTTGCAGGAGGTTCTGGTTCAAGCAATCCCGAAAAATATCAAAGAAAAATTATCATAGATGGAACTGGTATTGATTGTCCTAAAACACACACGCGAATTAATTTTAGAACAAATACCCTTGTTGATATATCACGTCCAAATGTAAAAAACGATGGTTACCGACTATTCCGAAGATTTCGACGGATGTCAAATTATAAATAATTCAAAGGTTTATATTAACCTTAAATGTGTGGTTGGTAAAGGAGGATCACAAACAAGAGCATTGAGAGAAGTATATTGGTTCATAGAGGGACAATTGAACATATTAAAATCAAATAATAATATATATTTTGCAAACATTCTAGACGGTGATGAATGTCATTATTCTATGAATAAATATAAATATCTTACATTATTACCCAAATACGAATCAATAAAAAATAAAATATTTATAGGCGACCTAAAAGGTTATTTTAATTGGCTAAACAAGTTATTCTATTATTGATAAGATGTAATAATATTCTATATGCTAATTCAAAAGGTATTCTTTTTCAAGCGTATTCTTTAGATTCTCTAAATTGAGGTAAAAATAAACTCCATGTTTTTTTTCTCTTATCTTCAAGATATTCGTTAAATTCGCGACAAACTTCTATTTGTTCCATTTCGCTTAAAGTCTTACCGGTTATGCAAAATGTCGCAAATGTTCTACTACAATCTTTTGCTGGATATATATAATCTTTTTTATAATTTAAAGAAATTCTACCATCTTTTTTACCACTATCAAGAGCATTAAGTGTCATGTGTGTCAATTGTTCGTTATCTCTTGTTTTTTGTCCTTCTACGTACCTACGCACTTTTATTTCTTTTCCTATAGGTATATTATAAATATCTCCACCAATTATCCAATCATTAGAATAAGACATTTTAAATATTTGTGTTAAGTTTGTTGGAATACTTACCCATTCAACATCTTGACTATATAATTCAATGTCAGACTTTTCAAATGAAAATGCAACTATTGTTGTTGTTGTATCATCAAAAACTGTCTCTTCAAAATATTTTACTTTAATAATGCGATATCTTTTCATAAAGTCATTGCGACATCTTATATCAATATCTCTATGTGAAAAGAAAAATCCTGCTGGTATAATAAATATACCTCCTTTGCAATTATTCTGCATAACTACACTTGTTATAAAACATTTATATAAATCATTAGTATTATATTTATCATAAATATCTTTTTTATCACATTTATTTCTTGCGAGATATGGTGGATTTGTTATTATCCATTTATTATTATAATCTGGGGGATTTTCCAATGTATCTCTTTCTATAATATTTGAATGTTTCGATTCAATATCATATGCTTCAACATCAATATTAACACCTGTATTTTTTACCCATTCAATAAGATCTCCCATTCCTGCGAATGGTTCAATTATACAATCTATATCAGGTGGTATAGTAAATCCTTCTAATATATAAGATGACTTTGTTGTATAAAATTGACCTTTATTTTTTTTGTTGTCATTTTCTATAGCATTTATAATTTTGCATTTTTTCATCCCTGTATATTTTACTATACCTTTTTCTTTACATATGTTAATTAGTTCATTTATTGTTTTTAGTGAATAATTCATATTAATATATTATTTGAGATGGTTATTAATCATTTTTTTATAAGACAGATGGAAAAAATATATAAATAATTATTATGGTGTGGTATTTGATTAGCAATTTAATCTAATAATCTTATTAATGATTTCATTCATTTTGTCAATTTCTACATTTAAAGAATGTCTATATTCAATACTTAATGTTTTTGTTTTTTCATCATCTGTTCGTATTATTATAGATATTCTATTTGAAATTTTATATTCTTTTATAGAATATTCTGATATATTATCAATGTTATTTGTACAAGGAAATGTATATTGTGGATATTTATCGATCTTTGATGCAATTATATATAAATCGCTATTTAGTGGCATATTTTTTCTTACAATATATTTTGATAGTTTTTTCATTTTAGAAGTAACATATTGATTATCATTTGATAATTCGTATGTATATATTTTATCCTTCATGAAATATGATTTATATTTTTCATCCCTACTTTTTTTATAACGTTCTTCAATTTTACTATCAATATCTTCGCAGGCAATAACATTTATGATATTGCTAATATTTTGTTTTTTACAAAAAAATATTTCTACTATATTGATTTCATCATTTATGTAATCATTTAAATCAATATTGTTTTTGTAATTAGACATTGTAATAACATATTAATATAATATTATATCATTTTTTAAATTTATATATATATATAAAAAAATGATAGGTTTATAATTATACATTATCATATGGCTATCGAATATAAATTATTTGATTTAAATGATGAAATCGCTAAATATGAAAAAATAAATGATGAATTAATACCAAATACAGATAAAAATAATAAGTATAATAAGCATAAAATACGCGAAGACTTCAAAACATTACTTATAGATAAGTTATTTATATCAGATTTAGAAGCTACTGATTTAGAAATAGGCGTATTTAATGCAACAATAGACTATGCTAATAATAGTAAAATTCAACTTTCGTGGAAATGCCAACTGTTATTAGATACATATATTAATATATCAAGAAGTGCTTATGTTAATATTAAAAAAGATAGTTATGTTGCGAACACTAATTTATTTTCTCGCATGTTTGAAAAAAAAGAGTTTAATCCACATATGTTACCATATATGCAAAATCACGATGTTTTCCCAGAAAGATGGAAAGAAATTATAGATAAAAATAAATTGAGGTTTAAAGCTGCATATGAGGTTAAACTTGTCGCTATGTCTGATATGATTACTTGTATGAGATGTAAAAGTAGAAAGGTTAGTTATTATGAATTACAAACAAGGTCTGGAGACGAAGCATCTACATTATTTATGAACTGTCTTATTTGTGGAAAAAAATGGAAACAATAATTATAAAATATATATATAATAAATATTACAATTTAATTTTGAATTATTCTAAACTCAAAATATCCGTATATAATATAACAAGCAATACCATAGTATATTTTTGATTCATCGCTTTCTACAATTTTCATAATTTCTTCATAATATTTTTTATTTAAAATAAAGTCTTGAATTGACTTTTGAATACCATAATCAAATATTATTTTTTCTAAATCTTTTTTTTCATAAAAAGGTATCTTAAAATGGTTTAAAATATAAACTCGTAAGTTTTCAACAAGCCATATTTTATCTTTTGATGTTATATTATTTATCTTTGCATATATATCATTGACAATAACATTGTCTGTTTTCTTTAATATGATTTTATATGTTGGTTCCATATTATTATAATAGTTGTTTATATTATTGAACAAATCAATTTTTATTTATTATAAAAAATGATTAGAATTATTACATATGTATATTAATATGTATACTAAAAATGTCAAATATACAACATGCGACTATTGTGTTAATTTTGACTTTTCATTAGATAAAATTATAATAGAAAACAAACCTTCAATTGTTATAAAAATAGATAATATAGATATCAAACATACTGATAGTTCTATATATAAATATGCTATAGGGTTTATTATTGATTATAACGAACCTGATTATATAGAAAAGTTATCTGGTATAATACCTTTCAGTAATATAATAGAAAAAAGTAGTACATATATAACATTAGATAAGAATATCACGAATGTAAATTTTACATCTATTATTTATAGAAAAAAAAAATATATAGATGATATACCTTATTGTATAACAAATCGTATAATTAGACAAGGAATTATATGTTATGATTTAAAAAGATTAGATCCTTATAAAAAGGTAAAAAATATACAAAAATATATATTACATATTTCATTATTAATAAACTAAAATATTTAAACCTATTCATGATAACTAATCGTTAATCAAAGCTTCAATATATACAACATTTTTTTTAGGTACTATGTTATAGATAATATAGCTCATAGGGTGCAATATATTCGCACCTTCAAAATATATTTGTCCTTCTTCTAAATCTTTAAAATATTTATCAGTAAATCTTAACAAATCCAGCATTATTGGATTATTTATAATATTAGATCCGCGACAAGTTATAATACCATCATCATTTTCAACTGGTGAAACGAATATAGCATCTCCAACATATATAGTTTTATATAAAAACTCGCAGCAATTATAATGTAATCTGCCGTATCTTATATTATATAAAATATTCATATTATATACATCACAATATCCATAAATATAATTTTTTGGCGTATATTTAATAGATAATTTTTTTGTATTATCTTCAACCCGTTTTAATATTTGTTCTGTTATTTTAATTTTATTCTCTATATATGATATTTTATCATCAATGTCTTGAAGTACTTCACCCAACATCCTGTGTTAGATTTATTGTAATAGCGTTTATTTATATTTAGATGTATCAATTTTTATAAAAAATAGATAATATATATTCCACTATAAATATGTATATAATATATAATATTTTATTGTAAAAGTGCAAGTCTTAGTATATGTCTCCTTGTTGCATATGTATGTGAATTAATTGGTGCGGATGCGATTGGAACAAATCTTATATTATTGTTTATAGACCTACATAAACTTGCAAAACTAGATACCCTAATTTTTTTATGATAACCTCTAATATCTTCTAATAAATCGCGAGGTTGGTTATATATTATTTTACTATATATATAGTCTTGAATATCTTCTGGTAAAAGTAATTCAAACTTTGCAAAATCAAATGGGTTGTTAAAGGTTATAGCCATATTATTTATGCTTTGATTTATAATATAAATAATTAGATAGTCATTTTTTTATACAATTTAAATGATATTAATTAACTTTTCAATAATTAATTCTACAACAGGTACTGAAACAGCATTTCCAGCCAATTTATATAAAGAACTATCGCATATATTTGGAAGGTTATAATCTCGCGGAAAGCCTTGTAGATTAAAACATTCTCTCGGTGTTAATTTTCGTATTCCTTTATCGTCTAATAACAAAGGAACATTATGACCTCCACTTCCCATATTTGCAGTTAATGTAGGACAACAATTGTTTTTATTTTCTCTCACATAAAACCTTCTATATTGATAAAGAATATTTTCCGAAATATTTTTATTAACATCTTTTTTAATTTGTTCAAAAACTTTAAATCTCTCGTCGTAATAATATTTATCATCTACATTATCTTCTAAAAAATTACAAATTTGTTTTTTTTCTTTTTCAATTAGATCAAAATTAAACATATCATATTTTTGTTTATCTCTAAATCCAACAATATATATTCTCTCGCGATGTTGAGGGATTGTTGTTATTTTACAAGTATCTAATATAGATGTTTTAATATAATAACCAGTATCTTGTAATTTTTTTTCTATAATTTTGTAGGTATTGCCGTTATCATGTGTCTTTAGATTTTTAACATTTTCTAAAATAATAACATATGGTTTATGTTTTTCCAATATTTCTATAATTTTCCAAAAAACATTTGCTCTATTATCATTAAATCCTTTTTTATCACCAGCTATACTAAATGGTTGACAAGGAAATCCACCACATAAAAGATTGTGATGAGGTATGTCTTCAACTTTTATATCATTTAAATCTTGAAGTGTAAACTTATGATCTGGATGATTAAGTTCATAAATTTGTTTAGAACTTTTCATCATATCATTGCTAAAAACACATTTAAACTTATTATTTTTTCCTAAAACTAATGAAAATGCTCCTGTTCCAGCAAATAAATCAATAAACTTTATTTCTGTAGTCTGCATAGTATATATTAAATATATGTATCTATTTTATATATTAAAATGTTATATTATACTTCTATTTTTCGTCAATCTTTAAGAATATATTTTGAGTACATAATTATATATTTCTATAACTTTTTAACTTTTCTATATATTCTTCAAATTATTAAATTATGTACTCATTTTATTTATTACCATTCTTTATAACTATTTTGCAAAACCTTAAGAATAGATTTTGAGTACATAATTAATTATTTCTATAACTTTTTACATTTTATAAATATTCTTAAAATAAAAAGATTATGTACTCATTTTATTTATGACCATTATTAATAACTATTTTGCAAAACCTTAAGAATATATTTTGAGTACATAATTATATATTTCTATAACTTTTAACATTTTCTATATTTTCTTGAAATAAAAAGATTATGTACTCATTTTATTTAACATCATTATTAATAACATTTTGCAAAACCTTAAGGAATATATTTTGAGTACATAATTATTTATTTAGAAAGACTTTATAACTTTTAAGAATATTGAGAGATTAAATAAATTATGTACTCATTTTATTTAACATCATTATTAATAACATTTTGCAAAACCTTAAGGAATATATTTTGAGTACATAATTATTTATTTAGAAAGACTTTATAACTTTTAAGAATATTGAGAGATTAAATAAATTATGTACTCATTTTCCTTAAGTAGCATAATATAATCCATGTAATATATAAATAAAATATAAAAAAATGATATAACACATCAGTATATATATAAAAATATATAGATGTCATCATTATTACAAGATAAAATAGACACCTTTTATAAAAAAAGAGGTGACATATTTAAAAAACCTATGGAAAAAATCATTAATACAATGTTAAAAAAATGTCAATA